ATGGAATGCGGAGACAATAAGTCCTATCAGGATGTAAGGGCAGAGTCATACCAGTTGTTGGAAAAACGCATGGGCGTGAATGTGAAGCAGAGATTGACCAATAAGCGCAGAAGGATGGCCGATGAAGGCATCTGTAAATCCAAAAGGGACAAGTTAAATTACCTCGATGTGATTGCAGATGACAAGAAACTCATTGAGGGGTATACGGCTATCGTAAAAGAATTAGCAATCAAGTACGGGGTGGCGTAAGAAGTGTCTTATAAAACTGACCTTGATTAGGAGAGAAGAGAAGGAGGTTATGTGAGGATGGCTAAAATTGAAAAACTTAAATCCGTTCATATAGATGTAGACAAAGGCATCTATGAAGTGAATGGGCGAGATGTCTCAAAAAGCGGTAGCTATTTAAACCTGACATTTGAAAAAGGAACGTGGTCACTGGCAATTACAGAAGATACAATCTACACCACCAGCGACCACATTATTAAGGAATAAGTTTACTGACAAAATCAACAACTTCATTCAGACCGTTCTTAAATCGGTTTTCCATGTAAATAATAAATTGATCGTTGGCGTAGAATCCACCATCCATAAACATGTTTCCGAGACCAGCGCGACTTACTTCGGCAACAGTATCCTTAATATCGTGGATATTCCAGCCGGAACATGCTTTATATGAGGAAATATCTTTAATACTAAAGTGCCTGGCGTTGTTCTTATCAATACCGGATTTACGCCTCTCTAAATATGATTTATACATGGAACAAACAAGTTTGTCAGCATCTTTTGTTAGCTGCATATTTTTCTCCTTTCTTTTGCACTTGGCTCTGGAGGGAGCCTGTAAGTACATTATAGTTGGGAAAATATGGGAAATCAATAACAAACAAAGATCGTGTCCGATAAAGCGGACTCATTGATCGCGGAAAGCATTACCAGACAAAGAGAAGGAGGTGGTATGAGATGACAAAGTTTGAAGTTCTGGTATCCATTACGGATGTAAAAAAATTTTCTGAGTTGGTTTTTGATATTTTAAAAGACAAGAAATCAGCGAAGGAGATAGAAATTCTCTTAAATGAGGATTATCCAGAAGAAGGGCTACAAACGCTAAAGTCCATAGCCCAAGGCGGTTATCCATTGTCTTTGGAAGGATTACAGTAATAACATCCATTGGCACCATTGATGGATAAAAATGCTGCTCTCAAAGCTGCATCTTCATAACTAGTACAATTTATTACATTGTCAGGATTAATTTTATCAATCTGGCATCGGGATGTTTCGTAATCAAGGTCATGTATTTCCCCAGTTGCCTTATTGAGGACATAACGGTTCCCGTTAAAAGGTGATTCATACCTACGCATAACAATTTTCTCCTTTCTTCTGTACTCGGCATAGCGGTGCCTGTACTTAGATTATAGGAGGAACTGAAAAATATATCAAGAAAGAAGGTGAAACCATGACGTTTCCAAAGCAGATAATGACGATCCCGGAGTTAATGGAAATGGGATTCAGCCGGAAGGACTTGGAGAGATATTTCCGACTGCCGGGCCAGAGATACGCATGGCGTAAAAACTCCGTGTCTAACGTAAGAGGTCATATACTATTTGACACGGAATTGTTTGAGAAGCACCTGGAGAAGGAAAAAAGCATGCAGGCCAAGGCGCGTCAGCACAGGACGAGCCTTGTTGGATAGAGGGGAGGTGCAGGAAATGCAGAAACGGCAGCGTGACCGTCCGATGACAATATGGGACTGGTGCTATGTAGGAGTGGCGCTGGCAGTATTTTTCCTGATCGGGATAGCAACAGTGTAAAATCAGCAGTTAGAGCAGGAGGCATAAATGGTGGTAACGAACGAATCCATTGTTGAAGTGATTGTGGAGTACATTAAAAAACATGGATATCCTCCATCTGTACGGGAAATCGGTGATTCGGTAGGGTTTCAAAGCACAAACACAACTTGGAAACGCCTACAGAAAATGCTCGAAACCGGAATGATTGAGAGCGATAATCCAGGAACAGCACGGGCGATCAGGGTTCCGGGGTACAAATTGATTAAAGTTGAAGAGTCAGAAGAGAAAGGAGAGTGAAAAATGGTGATAAAAGAAATTAATATCCTTGGTGTTACATACACAGTGGAAGAGGTTGACACGGTCAATAAAACAAGACCGAGGCGCGGCGAGATTAATTACCTTACAAATGAAATTAAGATTGATAAAAACATGCCCGCATCATTAAAAGAACAGGTACTCATGCATGAAATATTGCATGCTGTATTTGACTTGATTGGACTTGATAAATTATCAGAAGATGAAAAAAAGGTGCAAAGCATAGCAACTGCCCTGCACCATGTTTTTTCCTCCAACGATCCTATTTTTTCTTCTTAGATGGAGTTTGAGAAAGAGCACTTCCGGCAGCCGTTTTTGAAGCTTTACCGGTTCTTCCGTCGCGAAGAACTTTTGAAGCGGCAGAAGCTGCTTTTGGAGAAGTCTGTTTCTTATTTGTAGCCATATATTCACCACCTTTCTATAATCGAAAATATGTTCTATCTTAATTATATTTGGGAATATATGGAAAGTCAATAAAATTAAGGAGGATAAAAAATGTATGATTCAATGACAGTAGTGGACACAGACGAGCTGATAGAGCTCAAGAGGCAGGCAGAGGAGATAAATAAACGAATAGCGGAGCTTACATCCCCAAAAGATCTTGCGAGTAGGTGCGAAGTGATGCCATACTCTCTTCCAGGTTTCAGGTTCAATGATGCAAGATGCCAAGTGATATTTAGCGGCAGATATGATACGGACGCATGGGCTCACTTTTTGGCATTAGGGAAAATAATACATGCAAAAAATGGAATTTTTAAAGCTAGAGGCGGATTTCGGCATCCTTACTATGTAGATGAAATCGGAAAAAGGTATCCGAAAAAAGTTGTAGAATTATCGCAAGAAGAAGCTAGGATATCCGCAGAAATGCTGGATAAAATGATATCCGTATACAACGAGTACATGGTTCGGATGCACACACATGTATTACTGGAAGGAATAGACGGTAAAATCACCGAGGTTCCTGTCGAAAGCCCAGAGACAGAAAAATAAAGAGCGCATATCAATGGGCGGGAACCCGATATGCACTCCAGTAATTAATCAACTTAATTGTAACAGAAATGGAGGAAAATGCAAGATGCCAGAAGAAATTATGAAGTATATTGATGAACTTATAGAGCTTAGAACACTCAAAAGTGAACTGGTTAGATACTTAGATAGAGAACGCTGGGTTGATGTGGATGTCATTAGAGAAATAGTAGGACTTCCAAAGAAAACAGAAGGTGATGAGTAAATGTACATCGGAGTCAATGTAGAGGCTGGCAAAAAGGTTATGGAAGAAGACGCTTTTTCTTACGCTTGTGAACGCTGCCGGGCCGGAGATCTGGAAATGAAAGAAACATTTCTGGAGATTGCAAAACACTCAGAAGATATAGAGAATTTTGCCGAGACACTTATCGAATGGTTTTACTCAGGCAATTGGGTGAAGGAGGTAGGACATGCTCAAGAGTTATGAAGAAATGAGGAAAATTGATGTGACTCCGTATTGTGAAGAACGTGACGGATTTACATATCTGAACTGGGCCAAGTGTATGGAATTGCTACATGAAAATGGAGCTGAGACAGTATCATGGCTTCCGATTCCTGATCCAGAGACAGGCAACAGTCTACGGATGACAAAGCAGTTGTTTACAGATAAAACTGGCAATTCAAACAGGTGTTACGAAACACGGATACGTGTAGAAATAGACGGTAATCAATATGAAATGCAGACACCAGTTATGAACGGATCTAATCCGGTCAGAGATAATTCGATGAGCCAGCAACGAGTTTGGAACAGTATGTGCAGAGCGTTTGTGAAATGTGTAGCCATACATACCGGTTTGGGATTTGATTTGTGGTTGAAGGAAGAATATAACAAATTGGATGCGAAGATCCCAGGAACCGGAGAGAAACCTGCAACTAAGGCCAAAAAGGATACGCTGGAAAAACTTTGTGTCTCACACGGAATCGACTTGGATGCGTGGGCCATTAGGAATGGCAAGACATTGGATCAACTTACTGAGGATGACGTTGCCAAAATGTTAAATGCAATTAAAAAGAAATATGGTGATGATTAATGAAATTCACAGGCAGATTAAAAGAACCAATAATAGACTTCAAGACGGGCCGCCTGACCATCCTATTTGAGCCATACGAGGACTTCCGGCAGTGCTATGAGGAACTGAAAGACTGTGGTAAGTTAAGCCTGGAAATCAAGAAATATAGAGCGAAGAGAAGTCTTGATGCGAATGCTTACGCATGGGTTTTAATGTCAAAGCTGGCAGATGTGCTTCAAACCAGCAAAGAAGAAGTCTATGAGGAAATGCTACGGCACTACGGGACACTGTATGAAGACGATGAAGGCTATATAACCATTACAGTTAAATCGTCCATACCAGTTGATAAAATACAGGGTCATTGGCTCCGCATCCGTAGCAATGGAGATTATACCGGATATGCAATGATAAAAGGCTCCAGCGATTATGACACCGCAGAAATGAGCCGGTTCATCGATGGAATAATTTCCGAATGCAAGGATCAGGAGATTCAGACCATGACACCAAATGAAATCGAAGAAATGAAGCAGAAGTGGGGTGTAGACATTGGCTAAGAGATTATGGAGCATCTTCACAGAGGACATGGATCACTGCATGTATACGAAGCAGTACGGCGTAGAGCGGCACCACGTATTCAGTCATACGTCAAACGAAAGAAAGAAATGTGAGAAGTATGGATTTGTGGCTCCGCTCAGACCTGATCTGCATCCAAATGGTGTACATAGAGGCAGGTATGCCGGAGAAATAGACAAGGATCTGCGGAATAGATGCCGCGAGTATTATCTGCAGCACTATGGAACGGAAGAGGACTTCCGCAGAGAATTTTTTTACACAAGTTAGCAAGGAACCTTGCTATATAGTAACCCGTTCATGTCGGCTTACGGGTACGTCACGGTAATATCGTAAGCCATTTCATTACTTCCCGGCGTGCTGCCGGGAGGGGAAAGGAGGGCGGATGGCAGAGCAGTTACCAGGGCAGATGGGGATCTTTGATTTTGTAGATGATCCAAAGTCCCAGGAACCAGACAAACCGAAGAAACAGACGATTGATATATTAACATTCTTAAATACCGGAAGCAAACATGCCATAAAAAGGAAAAGGCTGTGTTATAAAACCGGCTTGAATGATAGAACAATGCGTGATCTCCTGCATGAAGCGAGGAAGAAGATCCCGGTAATAAATCTACAAAACGGGAACGGATATTTTATACCTGACATGAACCAAGAAAAGGACAGAAAAATGCTTGTCCGCTGGGTAAAACAGGAGGAAAGCAGGATAAAAGAGAGCCAGCTTGTAGTTGATGCGGCTATAAAGACTTTGAGCAATTGTGGAGTAGAATGGCGGTGATTTGTTGAGTGGTAATTACATAAAAATAAACCGTTCTATGCTGGAATGGGAATGGTATGCAGACATCAATACAACCCGGCTCTTTGTCCACCTCATACTACGGGCAAACTGGAAAGATGGTAGATTCAGAGGCACAACCGTGCCACGTGGATCATTGATTTCTTCTTTCAGAAAGCTGGCCGATGAGACAAGCCTGACAGAAAGAGAGATTAGGACTGCAATTTCTCACCTCGAAGAGACAGGCGAAGTGACACACAGAGGACACAGCAAATACAGCGTATTTACGGTGGTTAACTATGATAAGTACCAAGTAACCGACACACAGACAGACAATCAAGAGACAAGCAACCGACATTCTAACGACATTCTAACGACAACAATAGAAGAAGGAAAGAAGGGAAGAAGGAAAGAAAGTAATTATAATACATCGTTCCCTCCTTCTGAATTTGACATGGTGTGTGTTGAAAAAATAATAAAGTCATGCTTGGAAACGATTGAAAATGCAAAAGTTCCAGAGACAGACAATGCGAAATTAAAGTGGGCTATTGAGATAGAACGCATGAGGCGGCTTGACAAAAGAACTGAACAGGAGATAACTGCTGCACTTGATTATGCCTTGTCGGATAGCTTCTGGAAACCTAACATTCGGAGCGCTGGTAAGTTCAGAGAAAAATTTGAAACGCTGTATTCTCAGCAGAAGAGAGAAACGAGCAGAAAGCCGGTATCGAAGAACCTTAATAATTTTGAGCGTAGAGACTATGATATGGACAGCCTGGAACAGCAGCTTCTTGGCGGATAGGAGGGAAAACAGAAATATATGAACCAACCGAAGATTGATAAGGTAAAGATAGATTATGAAAAGCTCTGCGAAGAGCTGAAAAAGCAGGGAAAGACCAGGGGGGAGTTTTCACTGGAAATGACAAAAGATAAAGGCTTTGTCGGCAGGATGGAGAAAAACCCAGACCAGCCAAAGGCAATTGAACAGTTTATGTGTGTTCTTTTGGGACTGGAGGAGGGAAGTCTGGTCAAGAAAGATGATAAATCTGTTGCTCCAGATACCGCAATACTTGAAAATATGCACAGGCAGATGATTGCAGAGAGGACGCTATTGGAAGAAGCGGCAAAAAACATCGAAAAAATCTGGAATAAGGTACATGCGAATACGCTACAACTTGAGCGGATAAAAGACGCGGTAAGTGCATCAATGCAGACAGAAGAGCAGAGAGCTGAAAAATTTCTGTCGGAAATACTAAGCGGCGGCGAGGCAGAAGCGGAAGAGATCTTCAAAACGGCTGATGAGCTGTGCATTAAGAGAAGCGAACTCATGAAGGCCAAGAAGAAACTCGAAGTTGAAATTTTTCCGAAAGGCTATGGCGCAAATAAAAAAGTGTTGTGGAGGGTTTAATATGGCACAGAACATAAAGCACAGTTTCAACGGACTCCGAAAACAATCTGTCGGATTTAATCAGGCCAATATGCATGCTTTTATGTATGCAGGCACGAAGCGTAAGAGACGAAAGAAGGTGCGCGGGAAATGATATACATTTGTAAAAATAAAAGCAAAATAGATAAGCTATGGGGACGATTTATAAAGCATTTATTGCAGATGCAAAACGCTGGGATCAATGTTGAATACATCAGGAAGGGCGAGGTGATTTTAAATGGTAAGCGGTATGAGCCGTTTTACAGAGAAAATACAATGAGCTATGACCCGATAGGATGGAAGTATGAAGACGGTCAGCCTTATATAGTATTCACGGGGGACGATATACAGCCGCTGATAACTTATCTCAAAAATAAAACGCAGGAGGATGGTTAGATGATGAGCAAAGAGCAGATGATAGGTACAGCAGATGCAAGGACATTAATCTCTACAACCAGAACAATTGCTATGGGTCTGGCATTAACCCAGGACGAGTACTTGAGGATCATGATGATCTATGGACAGGCTGTGGAACGAATGGAGTTGGAAATGGAAAATTTGGATAGCCAACTTAAACCCTGCACATCCTCTGAGTGTCCATTTCAGGACGGCAAATGCGCTATTAATGGTTGCGGTGGCTATGAAGAGTAAGAGGAACGTTAATGAATAATCAGGAAGAACGTAAAAGAGTATGCTGCAATTGCAGAAACAATCTGAGAATTAGAAATCAGCACTTAGATTTCCACAATAAATGTGCAATAGACGGGCATTACATAAACTATTTAGATTGTTTTGAGGGCTGGTGCAGACACTGGGAAAAAGAGGATCAGCATGGACAGAAAAAATGAGTTACTTATACGGGTCGCAGAGATGTATATGCATCACCGGGATTACATAACAGATAAAGGCAGTAGCCGGGAAGGAGCACTATGGCAAGATCAAAAATAAAAACTGAAAAAGAGTTACTTGAAAAGCTGGATCTATTAGACATAGAGGATGAAGAGCAGCGGAAGGAAATTACCTGTAGTCTGATAGGATTAACATTTAGGTAGGGACATTTATGTCCTTACGAATTAACATTTAGGCGTTAAGCCGGAAAGGTAAATATATGAATACAGGATTATTTGATAAAAATGGAACGCCTATTAATGTTGGCGATAGAACCAGATTGGTTTTGGAGGATGGGGAAGTAAGGGAGTTTGACGTGTGTTTTAAAACGGTACAAAGGACAACTATCAAAACACTTCGAGGATTTCATCCAGAAAGTGTAGATATGGCAATTACAGGAATTTTCTTTTGTTGGCAAGGAAGTGACTTGCTTCCATGCGTGGATGAAGAAGGCATATCTGATACAGAAAAGATGGAAGTGATTAAGTCACAGGAGCAGGAAGATAAAGACGCAATAGAGGATATTTTCAAAGACAATTAGAATTTAGGAGAAGTAATATTATGATGCATACAGTACATTTAGATATCAATTCAAAAATTTCATCCTATACTGAAAGTGAAGAAAGGTTATGCAAGAAAAAGATACAAGAAATTATGCTTAAATACGAATATGACGAAGATTTTATTAAAAATATTGATGATAATTTTTGTCAAGGATTTGGAGTTGCAAAAGATATTATCTTTACTTTTTTGAAAGAAGAATATTGGAAACAACGGAAAATGGAAAAACCTTAAACATTAAAAAATTAAAATTTAGAGGAGAATTAAAGATGATACAAGAACCAGAAATCGGCGATTTTGCAGTGTGTATAGATGGACATTCGGGAATTGTTACGGCAATTAAGGATAGCAATTATGGGCGTATGATTTTTATTATCGAGGCAGATGGTAGAGTATACCATTTTCCGATTGATATGTTAGATGAAAATTAAAATTCAAGGGAGAGATGAGAATGGATGAAAAATGTATGCATTGTGAACACTGTGACCTTATAACAGACAGTGACAATGATCTTAGATGTATATGCACGAAGGTCGAAAGCAGAAATTTCCTCACCGAGATTGACTTTGATGATTCTTGCGAAGAGTTTGAATCTGAAAGAAATGAAGAAGAGGATTGGGATCTGGATGAAGAGAATTAGAATTTAGGAGGAAAGCATGACGGATGAGGAGAGAAGAGGGTATAAAAAAGCTCTTTTGCAAGTCAGGGCAAGGATACATCAGCAAAAGGATTTAAGCATTAAAAAATTCCCGTACGAAGTAGGGGTACTGACTGTAACAAGAATAGAAATAATACTCGAAAATCTTGGGGAAGAAAATGATATTAAAATTTAGGAGGAAAAGTCATGACAGATGAAAAGTTAGAGATTGCTACAGATATAAAGCGAAGAATTGATAAATTAGATGAAGAAATTTATTTGATTATGGAAATTATGCCTAGCATTAGAAACAATTTTGCGAGCCGGAATAAAAGAGGCGTACTTAGGAAAGTCAGAAACAAAAATCTTGTGATACCTAAGTGTGGGTATGAAGAGGAAATCGAATTATCCAATGAAGATTGTAGAGCATTGGTAGATATCAGAACAGCAGAGAGAGAAGCGTTGCAACAGGTATTATCAAATATAAATTAACATTTAATTGAATAAAAGAAAGGAGTCGGAAGCCCCGGCCGGGAAAGATGCATCGGCTTCCTTTCAGAGATGATAAACGGAGAATTAATTGTAGATAATTTTGCTGGTGGAGGCGGTGCTTCCACAGGCATAGAAATGGCAACCGGATGCAGTGTGGATATTGCCATCAATCATGATCCAGAAGCCATAAAGATGCATAAGGCAAACCATCCAAACACAAAACACTACTGCGAAAGTGTATGGGACGTTGATCCAGTAAAGGCTTGCAATGGTCATCCAGTAGGGCTTGCATGGTTTTCACCTGATTGTAAGCATTTTAGCAAAGCCAAAGGGGGAAAGCCGGTTGAAAAGAAAATCAGGGGGCTTGCTTGGATCGTATTAAAATGGGCAGCATTAGTAAGACCGAGAGTAATTATTCTGGAAAATGTGGAAGAGTTCCAGACTTGGGGACCGTGTGTACCCAAAAGGGATAAGAAGACAGGAAGGGTGCTTGTCAGAATGCCAGATGGCAAAACACGAGTAGCTGAACCGGGAGAAGTGGTTGGGGTTGGGCTACAGGTTTTCGAACCAGACCCAAAACGAAAGGGAGAAACATACAGACGATGGAAAGGACAGTTAGAAGCTCTTGGCTATGAAGTAGATAAGAAAGAACTGATAGCTGCAGATTACGGAGCACCCACCATGCGTAAGCGATTCTTCATGATTGCAAGATGTGATGGAGAATCAATTGTATGGCCAGCGCCTACTCATGGACCATCAAACAGTGAAGCTGTGAAAAAAGGATTGTTAAAGCCATATGTTGGGGCATATACACAGATAGATTTCAGCAGACCATGTCCAAGTATTTTTGATACGGCAGAAGAAATCAAAGATAAATATGGAGTTCGGGCGGTGCGTCCACTTGCCCCAAAGACAATGGAGCGTATTGCAAGAGGACTAAAAAAGTTTGTAATCGACAATGCAGAACCTTTTATCGTACAGGTCAATCATACCGGTGCGAAGTCAGACTATTGCAACAGCATGAATGATCCGCTGAAGGTAATTACTTCCAAGCATGGTTTCGGAATTGTAGCACCGACATTGATACAGTACCATTCAGAGACAGCGGTAGGAGAGGTCAGAGGTCAGGAAATTACAGATCCTATAATGACGGTAGACGGTTCTAACAGATATGGGTTAGTAACATCATTTCTACACAAATACTATGATGGTGGATATAAAGGGGCAGGAGATAGTGTTAAAAATCCTCTGCCAACAGTGACGGCAGTAGATCACAACAGTGTAGTAGCGGCGAATTTAATTCAAATGAATAATCATTGTGATGGTAGGGATATTACCCAGCCTATACCAACCATAACGGCGGGAGACGGACATTTTGGGGAGGTCAGAGCATTTCTGGTTAAATATTATGGACAGGGGACAGGTCAGGACATATCAGAGCCGCTTGATACTGTAACCGCACGAGATAGATTTGGTCTTGTAACTATAGAGGGCATAGATTATCAAATAGTGGATATCGGGCTGCGGATGCTAGAGCCAAGGGAATTGTACGGATGCCAGGGATTCCCCGATGATTACATAATTGACAGAGATCATGCTGGGAAAAAGTATCCCCGGAGTGAACAGGTAAAACGATGCGGTAACGCAGTGTGTCCTCCAATACCAGCAGCACTGGTGAAAGCGAATCTTCCGGAATTATGTGTAGCAGAACGAACACCAAATATGAGAATGTCAACAGAGGATAACGGGCAAATGAAATTTGCTTAACTATACTGACATTTAACGAAAGAAAGGATAAAGAATATGAGTGAGATTAATGAAAAAGAATTTGTAGAGGTAAATGAGACTATGTGTGTAGAGGTACATAATTGCATGGGTACAAGAGAACACGAAGGGAAAATATATTGTCGCGGTTGTGGAAATGTGCAACCAGCAAGAGCGGAATCTGACATTTAGGAGGAACAAAAATGAAAGCCAAGTTAGAAGTAGAGATGCCGGAAGGCTGTTACGATTGCCAATTTTGTGCAGGGATAGAATGTGGTGTGGTAGAAGGAATGCCGACCATAGACTTGTTCGGGGAAGAAGATAAAAAACCACAGTGGTGCCCATTGATACCGGAAGAGATCATGGATGATAAGTTACTGACAGGTTGGATTCCGGTAACGGAGCGGCTGCCGGAAAATGTGACTGAAATAGTCACAGAAGAGGAATACATAAGACAGACAAAACTTGTTACAGACGGAGATGACGTTGCGATAATGATTTTCGAAGATGGCGAGTTCAGGGGCATTACTGACAGAGAAAAAATATGCGATTGTGTAACCGCATGGATGCCACTTCCGCAACCGTACAGGCCGGCAGAGCTTCCGGCGGCAGGCCGGGGAAAGAAGGAGATTATGACTAAATATATGAATTTTAAAGAAGCATTTGAAGCAATGAAAAATGGAGCAAAGGTAAAGTTACCATCATGGGGTGGATATTGGTTCTGGGACGAACGAAAAGAAACTATTATGATGAATTGTCGTCCCCAGGACGCAGACGAAGGGCAGAAACCGGTACTTGATATCAGAGAGACAAAGCGGGTGGAATATACTTTGCAAAATATTCTTTCCGATGAATGGATGATTGCGGATGAAACGAATTGTCCTATTCTTGGTGGAAAACAGCGGTTAGATTTCGGTACGGCATTCCGTATGGTAAAAAAGTATGGCAAGGGGATGAGGCTACCGCATTGGAAAGAAGATGTGGCAATCAGAGCACAGCTCCCGGATGAGCACAGCAAAATGACGGCTCCATACCTGTATGTGGAAAGTCGGTTTGGACGAGTGCCGTGGAAAGAGACAATGATTGAGCTGTTTTCAGAGGATTGGGAAATTGTGAACTAAACCCAAATTTAGGAGGGAACATGAATCACAAAAAAGCGAAAAGAAAGGCTGACGATGTCAGAAGGAAGGACATGAAGCATATGGCGGAGGATGCTCCTGACAGTAATGCCGTAAAGTGGTTTAGACGGCCGGTAGCGTACCAGGCCGGGAAGCTGCTGCAGGAGCAGGGCCGCCAAATAGAGCATAAGACCGTGCCTGAGTATTTGGCAGAGAAATATGACATAAAAGAAAGGGTGAGTGCCGGTGGACAAGAAAACGCTTAAACAGTACAGGGCGTTGCTGAGAGAACTACCGAAGCTGAACAGGGATATTGGCAGACTTCAAGAACGTCTCGATAATGTTCCAATTGTGTCCGGTAAGGTTACAAAGTCAAGTGATGATTTCCCGTACATAGAGCAGCATCTGACTGTACAGATACAGGAGCCGAGAGAAGCTGCGGAGATCAGGAGACAGATCACCATTAAGGAGCAGAGGCGTGACAGCGCGGATCACGATAAGACAGAAATAGAAGAGTTCATAGCAGGGATTTCAGATAGCACGGATAGGCAAATATTCGAATTGAGTTATATTGACGGAAAAAGGCAAGCGGATGTTGCGAAAGAGGTTGGGTATAGCCAAGGGAGAGTATCACAAATAATAGGTAAATACTTGAAAGATTAATACTATTAATAAAATAGTATGCTATAATTATTCTAGAACGATTGGATCAATTGTTCGGTGGTGTTATCTCGGAAGTATGATCCTCCTTCATACACATATTGAAAGACGTCCTGCATCAAAGTGTGGGGCGTTTTTTGGTTGAATATTGTCATAATATGGGATATTATGAAATTGTGATGTTTACGGTACTGTGAGGAGGAAAGAGCATGGCTGGATGGGATGATATTTTAAAAGAATTGAATGAGACAATGTCACAAAGTGATTATGTGAGAAGAAAATATTTAAAACAGCTTTCAGATTATACGGGAAGAAATACAATTGCGTATTATTCAGCATTTCTAAGTAATCCGCAAGCAGATAACATTGACATTAATGATCTTGATATGACAGGGTTTATGAATGCTTTGAAGGGTATGGAATGCAAAAAGGGACTTGATCTGATCTTACATACCCCAGGTGGATCACCAGCCGCAGCAGAAGCAATAATTAGCTATTTGCGAAACAAGTTTAATTATGATATTCGTGTAATTGTTCCGCAGATGGCTATGTCTGCCGGAACAATGATGGCTTGTGCTGCGAAAGAGATTATTATGGGTAAGCAATCCAGTCTAGGGCCAATTGATCCTCAGTTCAATGGAATACCTGCATATAATATACAAATGGAATTTGAAGAGGCAAAGATTGATTTGGCTGCAAACCCACAAAATGCGCAATACTGGGCGATAAAGTTACAGCAATACCCGGCAGCATTTTTAAAAACAGCCATTGATGCCATTCAATTGTCTGGCAAATTAGTTAGAGAATGGCTTGAAACAGGGATGTTTAAAGGAGAGCAGGCTGAGAGTATGATAAATACAATTGTATCCAGACTGAACGAACATGATGATTCTAAGACACACGGAAGGCATTTCAATTTAGAATTTTGTAAAAGTATAGGATTAAAAATTATCGAACTAGAAAGCGATGCTGTTCTTCAAGATGATGTTTTGAGTGTACACCATGCGTATATGCTTACACTAGGAGGTAGCAATGCTATTAAAATAATAGAATGCCAAAATGGAAAAGCTGTAATAAGTCATGCTTAATTATTGCAAATATACGAAAATAAGGATATACTACATACATGGAGGTGGAAATATGATGAGAGACTGCCAAATTGAAAGGGTATACGATGAACTCAATATCCATAATAAGGGAATTGTGGTCAGGAAGACAATTAACAAAGGTTCGTTGAGCAAAAAGCTTCATTCAGATTGTTCGGCGTTACTAAAAGAGCGTAAAAGCAGCATGTATAGTGCTGGAATCCAAACTAAATTATCATTTTAAAAGTAAGAGCTTGCAAAAAGCACCTTTATAACGAGGGTGCTTTTTCTATGCAATAAAATAACGGGACATAGCTCAGAAGGTAGAGCAACTGGCTTATATCCAGTGTGTCACCGGTTCGATTCCGGTTGTCCCTATTCGGAGCATAAGACGATATAATCTGCCTCTGATAGAGGGGGACGGCATCGGAGATCCGATGTGCAGCGGGACGCCGGGATTATATTGCAGCTCCAAGAATGACGGCAATAAGTGTTGCCTGGTATCCGGGTCTTAAATGGATTGGTGCACATCCGGCTTATTGCGACTCCAGTGGAGGAATGGTAAGTATGCAGGATAGCGACCTGCGTCCCGGTTCGATTCCGGGCCCTCCCATTACCGGCGTTTTTGTTGCGGTTGTTCATGGGTGTAACTAATAACAATAATTCAAAAAGTCATTGTTCAACTTTAGTATTCAGCATTGGGCATCAATGTGTCGTACAAGAATCGCAACAGTGGGCGGTGGCCACTACCCGGCTGCCGCTTATCTCAGAAATGGAGGTGAGCCTGAATGACAAAAAAACAGAAGAGATTCGCAGAAGAATACCTGATAGACTTGAATGCCACTCAGGCAGCCATAAGGGCGGGGTACAGCCCAGATACAGCAAAAGAGATTGGGTGCGAGAACTTAACAAAACCTAACATCCGCGCGTGTATAGACAAGGCAATGGCAGAGCGGTCTAAGCGTACAGGAGTCAATGCTGACCGGGTTGTGATGGAGCTGGCGAAGGTGGCGTTTGTCAACGCGGTTGATGTAATTGACCTAAAGACAGCAACAGTCAAGGAAGACGCCCTTTCAGAAGATACCGCGGCTATCCAATCGGTTAAGGTAAAAACATTCGGCGATGATGGCCTGGAGCGTGAAATAAAGATGGCGGATAAGCTCAAGGCGTTGGAGCTCCTGGGCAAGCATATGGGAATGTTTAAAGACAAAGTTGAGCTGTCAGGCGTACTGGATTCCGAGAAGACAAAGTTGGATGACTTGCTCCAGCAGATGAGGGGCGATGGATAGTGAGTGATGAGAGATTGCTGTTGTCCGAAAAGTACAAGGCATTCCTCCGCTGTGATGCACCAGTAGAATTTCTGGAAGGGACTACAGCCGCGGGAAAGACAACCGTAGGACTGTTTAAGTTCATGCTTAAGGTGGCGGAGAGTCCAAAAAAGCTGCACATTCTTGCTGCCGATGATACCGGCGCCGCCGAGAAGAATATTATACAAAAGGATCTGGGCATTCTGGATGACTTCGGCGTGTTGGTGGAGTACAAGGGCAATGGATCCGGAGAGTACAAGATGCCACACATCCTTTTCCATACGTCCGGAGGCGACAAGATTATATTTGTCGTCGGGTATGGAAACAAGCGCAAGTGGAAAGATGCCCTGGGTGGCCAGTACGGCTGTCTGTATATTGACGAGATTAACACGGCGGATATTGAATTTGTTCGTGAGTCGGCCATGCGTAGCGATTACTTGATGGCTACCCTTAACCCGGATGATCCGAATCTGGATGTGTACAAGGAGTATATCAACTGTTCCCGTCCGCTTCCCGAATGGGAGGACGAGACGCCGCAGGAAATTAGAGATGAATTGAAAGAGGAACCAAAACCCGGCTGGGTTCATTGGTTCTTTTCTTTTGCCCACAACCTGGGACTTCCAAAAGAAAAGCTGGAGCGGATCATCCAGAACACGCCACCTGGCACAAAGATCTGGAAAAATAAGATAAAGGGCCTGCGTGGAAAAGCAACGGGCCTGATCTTCCCGAACTTTGACCGGGCAAAACATGTAGTAACCGTTGCATGGGTGAAACAGCAGGTTAAAGCGGGGAAGATACAATTCAAGAAATTTACGGTCGGCCTGGATACATCATATTCCAGCAAGTCTCCGGATACGATTGCCATGATATTCCAAGGCATCACGGAAGATCGTAAGCTGATCACGTTGGCGGAGAAGACATACAGCAATGCTGATCTGGATCAACCGCTGGCACCTTCCGATACGGCGGTTAAATTCGTGTCCTTCCTGGAGCAGTGCCGCAAAGATTGGGGATTTGCGAAAGATACATTTGTTGACTGCGCAGATGCAGCGACGATTACGGAGCTACGTAAGTACAAGCGCCTGCACGGATGCATGTACAATTTTATAGAGTCATACAAAAAAGTGGAGATTATCGACCGTATTAAACTGCAGCTAGGTTGGATCCAGCAGGGGTGCTATCTGGTTGTCGATACCTGCAGGGAGCATCTGGGAGAGCTTGACCGATACAGCTGGGATGAGGACAAGGACATCCCGGAGGATCGCAATGACCATACGATTAACGCCAATCAGTACGCATGGATCCCGTACCGGCAGACGATTGGATTCGAGGAGGATGAGAAATGAGGTGGACAGAAAAATTGAGCAACAACATCAAAAAAGGACTGCGTAGCTGGCTCCAGATAACACCGTCAAACCCCTATGCCATACAGATCAATGAGGTGATGGACTTTGAACTGTCCGCAATCCGGAACCGGATCTGGTACCGTGGTGACGGAAATGAGCTGGAACAAATGTATCAGCAGAATCCAGAGTATGCGGATAAGACAAAGTTCTGGGCGAGCCGGTGCAGTCCAGGCATGGATATGCGTAAGATCCACACAGGCTTACCTGGACTGATCGTGCGGACGCTCAACAGCATTGTCGTAGCTGACATGAACGACTTTGAATTTGAGAAGCACACGCACAAACAACTTTGGGAAGAGATTGAAAAAGACAATAAATTCCGAAAGAAGTTTGAGAAGTCCCTGAAAGAAGTACTGTACATTGGAGACGGGGCCTACAAGATCACAATTGATACGGACATCAGCCAGTATCCTCTTCTTGAATGGTACCCGGGGGAGAAGATAGAGCTTGTGCAGCACAGAGGGCGCTTAAAAGAAGTGGTATTTAAGACGCAGTATACTGTCGGTACGCAACAGTATGTACTACATGAGCATTATGGATACGGGTACATCAACAACCATTTGTACCAAGGAGAAAACGAGGTGCCGCTTACAGCTATTGATGCAACCAAAAGTATTAAGGATGTAACGTTTGAGCAGACAGTAATCCTGGCTGTGCCTTTGCAAATCTATGAAAACACAAAATATGAGGGCCGTGGAGGCTCTATTTTTGATGGGAAATTAGATAGCTTCGATGCCTTTGACGAGGCATGGTCGCAGTGGATGGACGCACTCAGGGCAGGCAGGGCAAAGACCTATATACCAGACTGCTTGGTGCCACATGATCCAGAAACTGGGAAGGTTATACGTCCCAATCCGTTCGACAACAGATATTTTGCTGCTAATGGAGACATGCGGGAAGGGCAGAAAAATGTCATCGAAACTGCTCAGCCAGACATACCGCACGACAGCTATCTGGCAAGCTACGTGACAGCGCTTGACTTATGCTTACAAGGCGTAATCAGTCCGTCCACTCTTGGAATTGATGTAAAAAAGCTGGATAATGCTGAGGCGCAGCGGGAAAAGGAGAAAGCTACCCTTTACACGCGGAATGCTATTATCGAAGCATTACAGGAAACATTGCCGGAACTGGTATCAACATGCATCAATGCCTATAACATCCTGCTCAAAAAGCCGATAGAAGAGGTTGAGGTCAACATACCATTTGGAGAGTATGCCAACCCATCCTTTGAAAGCCAGGTGGAAACCATAGGCAAGGCAAAGACCCAGGGTATCATGAGTATTGAGCGCTGCGTTGAGGAGCTTTACGGTGATACACTGGATGAGCACTGCAAGCTGGAGGAGATCAAAAGGTTGAAAGCTGAGCAGGGGCTTTTGGAAATAGACGAACCCAGTGTTGCGGGGATGGATGGCCTGGCGCAGGGGCCACTTGAAGAACCCGCAGAGGGGACGCCGAAAGCAGGTGATTAGGTATGGCAAAGCTAAATCGGAAAGATGATGCATATAATCTCCGGCGTATCTTTGAAGAAATGGAGCTTGATGTTGTTCGCAGCCTGCAACGGAATCTTAAAGGCCATGAGCGAGAAGAGGAAGAAGAAGGTTTCCGCTGGGAGATGTGGCAACGTGCAAAACTGCGGAACCTGCAGAGGTACCGGAAAGAAAATGAGAAGACTGTCAAAGAAATTAGCCCAGAGATAGAGCGAGTGGTGAATGAAGCCCTGGAGGAAAACTATCAAAAAGGGCAGAATCTGTTCAGCCGCATCTGGGACAAAATAAAGTCCATATTTTTCAAAAGGAAACGGGTTCGATTCCCTCAGAGTATTTCACACCATAAACTTTCGACTCCGCCACCGCGTGAAAAGGACTTTTTTGGAGTGAACGACAGAAAGTTGCAAGCTATGCAGGAAACAGTAAGCCGTGATCTGAAAAAAGCCCAGCATGCCGTTTTACGACGTATGGATGATGTGTACCGAAAAACGGTATATAATGCCCAATTCCAGATGGCCGCAGGGGCAAAAACACTTGACCAGGCGATTGACCTTGCGACAAAGCAGTTCTTGGAAAAAGGGATTGACTGCATAGAATACAAGAATGGACGCCGAATGAATATTGCCAGTTATGCAGAGATGGCGCTTAGGACGGCCTCACACCGAGCAATGCTTTTAGGTGAAGGAAAAAACGGGATGAGTGGGGCATACATACAGTTGTGGTATCCGCACATGCCAATACATGCCCTTTATGTGCCCCCTGGCAAGGTAAAGTGTTGATTGATGACATATTCAGCAGCGGGACTAGAGAAGAGGCTGAGAGCCTTGGATATCCGCTCCTGTCAGAAGCAATGCGGGCGGGCCTGCTTCATCCGAACTGTAGACATACTATTTCAACATACTTCCCCGGAATTACACAACTACCGGAAGTACCGGATACAGCGGAGGCGATAAATACTTATAACGCAGAGCAGAAACAACGGGAGCTTGAACGAAAGATCCGGAAATGGAAACGGAAGGAAGAAGGCTCTTGTGATCCGGAGAATTTAAGCTATGCAAACAAACAAGTACGGCGGTATCAGGAAGAACTCAGGGTACATCTTAACCGGCATCCAAAGTTAAGACGTGACTATAGCCGGGAGAAGACCAGAGGCATTCCGGATAATCCGAAATCGTTCAAGGCTGCTGGCGGAAAATTTGACCGTGGAACAGCAGAATGGAACCTTCGCAGGGATGATGAGGCTGAAAGCTATTATAAATTTACGCGGACAACAAATGATGATATCAGCTCCATTGCTAAGAATGTAGGCCGGACAGAACATAGTGTGGCACGTATAAAGCAGCATGTATTCTCCGATAAGCACATTTTAGATGATGGCACACGGCGGTTTGATGCGGATTATAACATGGCGGTAGCGTGGCAGAGGCTGATAAATGGGGATTATCTGGATAGGGATATCTTGCTTTTGAAGCACGAATATCTTGAAAGCATAATTGAAAAGAAGTATAATCTAACTTATAGGGAAGCACACGATAGGGCAACACTAAAGCACGACTGGAATACAGTGTTAGAAAAGGAGGCAGGAGAATATGGCGAGGCCGATAATCTGCATGAGCTTATTGGAAAAGACTGATAATTTTGTAGTATACGAATACGGAGAGAAGATGGAAAGCCTGGATGGTAAGATAAAGTTATCCTTGCAACGTCCCAGGCAGGAATACGAAATCATAAAAGAATCCGCAATGGGAAACAGTAATACTCTTCTGGCGCACAGCAAACTGGCCAGAATAATTGAAGAAGGGAAAATACCGAAAAAGGTTTGTAGGGCATCATGATACCACCAGTCAGAAAATGGCCGATGGTATTAATTGGGAGGGAATATGGACAATTTTAAGACCATTTACAAAATATTAAAAATACTTGAAAAGTCAATGGATTTAGATGAATTTGATATGTCCAGCATATCCAAAGAACGACTAGAGTTATCGGAAGCGCGGTGGTGCAGAATAATGGCGCTTCTGGTTGCGGAAGGATATGTAACAGGTATAGAAGTTTGGAATAGTATGGATTGCGGATATCCAAGAGTATGTTTGACACGTCCAGAAATCACAATAAAAGGCTTGGAATATCTGGAAGAGAACACTTTTATGAAAAAAGCAGCTAATTTGGCAAAAGGCATTAAAGATATCACACCAGGGCTATAAAGCTCTGGTATTTTTATACTCTTTTTTAGGAGGTGATCCAGATATCTCCCTTTGAGGCGCAGGGGAATGCGTCTTATTTTTGTGTCCGAAGACCTTAAACTACGCGGAGACACCGGGTAAACAACTGTCCGTGCAGACAGCACATGAAAAACTGTAATAGAGAGACACTCTTAAAACTGTTCGAAAGGAGAAACAAGGAATGAAAAATTTAATGAAGCTTGATTTACAGCATTTTGCAGAACCGGCAGGAGGTACAGAGCCGCCAGCAGGTGGGCAACAGCAGACACAAACGCCACCAGCACAGCAGACACAGGAATTAGCTATCGACTATGAAAAACTGGCTCAGATTGTGCAGGGGAAACAGTCAGTAGCGGAAGATAGCGCATTGAGAGGCTACTTAAAGCAGCAGGGCCTGTCAAAAGAGCAGATGGATCAAGCAATAGCAACGTATAAACAGCAGCAGGCGGCAAACCAGCCAGACGTAGGTGCATTGCAGACACAGGCCGCACAGGCCCAGGCAGCTGCGCAGCAGGCGCAGATTCAGGCAGCGGCCACTATAGCAGCGGTTGGTCTTGGGATTGACGCAAAGACTATCCCATATGTCCTTAAAATGGCTGATTTAAGCCAGGTTATGGGTGAGGATGGGGAAATCAACGATGAAGCATTAAAAACGGCCTTAAACAAGGTTCTGGAAGATGTACCAGCGTTGAAACCGGCGCCAGCTGGTCAGGCAGGTTTCGTACAGGTGGGTGCATCCGGCGGATCTAGCCAACAACAGACAACAGATGATGCCTTAAAAAAGGCATTCGGATTATAA